TGCAAATAGACCTTCTTTTAGATGTGCTCCTAGAGAAGACTCTGATAATAAAGTAGCTCAAGTTATGAGTGCTTTATTAACATATATGTATGATATATCTGACGGAAGAACTGTTATTAGGCAGGCGGTAGATGATTATTATACAATGGGAATGGGATATATACATGTATATCAAGACCCTATGATGGATATGGGTAAAGGCGAAGTATGCTTTCATGACGTAGACCCATTAGATGTATATGTAGACCCTAATAGTAGACACAGGCTTTTTGATGATGCTGAAAATATAATTATATCTAAGTTATTTACAAAAGACCAAGCAAAAGATTTATATCCAATGTACGAAACGGCTATAAAAAATGCTCAGTCTGATTCTGGTAATAAAGTAGACTTTAATGCTCCATGGACAGAAAGAGAGGACGATGGGGAAGTAACATTTCCAGAAGATGTAGGAAGGGTTAATAATCAAGAATATGTACGAGGATATGAAAGATATTATAAAGTTAATGTTAATGAATATAGGACTTATGAAAGATTTTCTAAAAAAGAAGAATTGTTAGACGAGTCACAATACGAAGTATATTCGCAAAGACCAGCTTTTATAATACAAGGACAAATATTTACTGATGCTGAAAAAGCAAAAATAATTTTAAATCAACTTAATCAGCAAAGACAACAAGCTTTAGCTCAAAAAATGCAAGAACTTCTAGGAGCAGGATATGAAGAACAAGATGCTATAAAGGTAGCAGAAGAAGAAGTTCCTTCTATACAATATGAAGAAATAGATTATGGTGAGCTAATGCTAAAAGGTTTAATTGAGGTTGTCAAAATTAAATCAAAGAAAATTAAACAATGTGTTATTATTGGTGAAACTAAGTTGTATGATAGAATATTACCAACTGACAAATATCCAATAGTGCCTGTTATGAATGTTCACACAAGAACTCCATACCCAGTATCTGACGTAAGAATGATTAAAGGGTTACAGGAATATATAAATAAAACACGTTCTTTGATAATTGCCCATGCGACTACAAGTACAAATACAAAAATACTTGTCCCAGAAGGAAGTGTCGACATGAAAGATTTTGAAGAGAAATGGGCTCAACCAGGAGTAGCTATCCCCTATGACCCTACAGACGGTGCTCCTATGCCAGTTCAGCCCACTCCTCTTCCTAATGAGTTATATCAAAATGAATTAACTGCTAAGAATGATATTGACCATGCTTTAGGTTTATATGAAATGATGATGGGAAATGCACAATCTGCTCCTGCTACATATAAAGCTACAATATCTATAGATGAGTTTGGTCAAAGAAAAATGAAATCAAAACTTGCTGATATAGAAGCGTCATTAACTAGGGTAGCTCAAGTAGCTATACCTCTTATACAGCAGTTATACAAAACTGAAAAAGTATTTAGAATTGTACAGCCAAACAACTCAATGAGTGATTACGTAATTAATAAAAAGCTTGTTGATGATAAAACTGGTGAAATTAAAATTATAAATGATATAACTATAGGTAAATACGATATTATAGTTGTTACTGGTTCTACATTACCTTCTAATAGATATGCAGAATTAGAGTTCTATATGGATGCGTATGCAAAAGGATTAATAGATAAGCAAGAAGTTCTTAAGAAAACAGAAGTATTTGATATGGAAGGTGTTCTAGAAAGAACTGATACGATTGCAGCGTTGCAACAACAATTAAAATCTGCAACAGAACAAATTAAGCAGTTAAAAGGAGATATGCAATCTAGAGATAGAGAAGCTGTTAATCTTAGAAAGAAAGTCGAAGTTGAGAAGTTTAAAGCTGGTCTTGATGGAGTTTCAAATAAATCAAAAGCAGCTAGTACTATATATGAAAAACGACTTGATGATAGTTTAGCCATGGTGAAATCTCAAATAAGAGAATCATCTAAACAAGATAGCTTACCCTTTGATGGCGAAAAGGCAGCTAAGAAAAGAGACAAATAATGACACAAGATAATGTACAGGTAGACACCCCACAAGAAAGTTCTAATGAACAACAGTATAATTCTTTAGAAGAAGCTGTATTTGGAACAGATATGGGCTCTAATGATGTTACAAGTGCTTTTACTACTGGTAATGAAGGTACTACTGAAACAGCTCCAGAACCAACTGGACAACCTGAAGTAAGTAAAGAGGAAGTTGCTCCACAAACACCAACTCAAAATAATAATGATGAGAATAGATACCAATATTGGCAATCTCAAGCAGATAAATATAAAAATGAGTTAGAGGCTATGAAATCACAGCAAGCTCAGGCACAGCCTGCAGCTCCTGTGGAAGAAAGTGCTCCTGTTGACGAGTTTCCTCCTGCACCTGAAAAACCTAAAAGACCTAGAGCTTTTAATAGAGAAGAAGCTTACGCTGACCCTAATAGCGAAAGTGCTAGGTACTTAGATTCAATTGAAGAATGGAGAGACAATGTTTCTGAGTATAATACTTTAAAAACACAATACGACAATGCGGTAATCCAAGAAAGATTTGACAACTTTGAAAAACAAAGAGTTGAAAATGCTAAAAGGCAGGAAGCTGCTCAAAAGCATGCAACTCAAGAAGCAGAAATCAAATCTCATGTAATGGGACATTACGGTATGTCTGATGGTGAAGCAAAAGAATTTATGCAGAAAATGTCTGACCCAGCTTCAATTACTATCGATAATTTAGTTCAATTGTATAGAATGCAAAATGGTAATGCAGTACCGCAAAATAATGCACCTGCAGAACCAAGTCCTGCATTTCAGCAAACAAAGAATGCTCAACAGGTACCATCTCCTATGGGAGTAATGCCTTCTGGACAATCTAATGCTGATACTAAATCATTTGAAGATAAGATTATGGATAATTTGATAGGGAATTTTAATAGTAAGAATCCCTGGAAGTAACTTATAACCGCCCTACTTAAAGGCCTACCAAGGCAGCTGATAGAGGGCAAAATAAAGGATGGAATCAAATGGGAACATTTTATTCGAATAGCCAATATAATGCGGCTACTGGAGTTTCTCTAGACGATACAAGACGTCAGTTTAATTTTGGTGACCGTGTTGCTGAATTGGCTCCACAACAAAGTCCATTCTTCGTATATTTATCGAAGGTGGCAAAAAAAGCTACTAATGACCCTGTGTTCAAATTTCTTGAGCAAAGACATCAGTGGCAAAGACGTAACTTTGAAGTTCACACTGCATTTACAGCTAGTGAGGAATTTGCAGTTGCTGAAGTATTAAATGACGCAGAGGACATAGTTTTTACTTGCAAATATGACGAGTATGGTAAGGTAGCAAGTGCATCACAATGTTCGTTTTTATTACCTGGTCAAGTAATTGCAATGAAGGGTGACGATGGAGTAGTTTACTACTTACAAATTAGCGCTTCTGCAACAGTAGCTACAGGAACAAGCCCAACTTTAGCTGGTACTACTATCGGTCATGATACAGACGATAATAAAACTACTATTGAAGGTCTTGCTTTAACAGCTATTGGAAAAGCTATACCTAATGGTACTGTATTTAGTGCTGGTAATAAATGTCAAGTAGTTGGTACAGCATTTGCTGAAGGAACTGATAGTCCTATTGGTTGGGAAGATAAATTGTATGACAGAGAAGGATATTGTCAAATCTTCAAAACTGGTATGAATATCTTTTCTGGTACAGCTTTAGCTACTGAATATAGAGGTATTGCGAATGAATTTCAAAGAATCTGGCAAGATAAGTTAATGGAACATAAAATGGATATAGAACAAGCTATGCTTTTTGGTATGGGTTCTGCTTCAAACGAAACATCTGCTGGCACTGCGCCAACTAGATATTCTTGGGGTATCTTACCTTATACTGAAACTTATGGTAAAGTATATAATATGTCTTACAGCTCATCTGGCTACGATGCTTTCTTAGATGCAATGGAAGATTTTTTCGCTCCTGAATCTGGAAACAGTGGTGACAAATTAGTATTAGCTTCAAGAAAAGTTATTACTTATTTAAACAAACTAGGAAGCGGAAGCTTTTTAAATAATTCTGTAGGTTCATCTCAATACAGACTTGACGTACAAACTATCCCTGGTGCTTTCGGGCATACAGTAACAATGGTAAATACTATATTTGGTAATTTACACTTTGTTCAAGAGCCTTTATTAAGAGGACCTTGGGAAGATTACTGCGTTGCAGTTGATATGAAGAATGTATCTTATAGACCACTTGTGGGTAATGGTGTTAGTCGAGACACTTATATTGAAACTAATGTACAAGACAACGGCGTTGATGGCAGGCAAGACCAAGTTATCACTGAAGCTGGATTGGAAATTAGTGTTCCTGAAACTCACGCAATTCTTAAGTTTTCTTAAGGGGAGGTAGATTATGGCAATAGTAGGAATTAATGATGTTGCAATTACTGATGGAACTCATGGTGCTGATAACTATGGAAAGTATGGTAAATGGACTGTTAACACTGTTGAAGGTATTACTTATCTGTCTCATGCTGAGTTAGACCCTACTGATACTGATGCTATGTTAGTTAGCCCTGGTATTAAAGGGACTTGGATTAATGGAAAAAAGATTGTAGTTGGCTTTAACATTACAACGGCTGGAGCTGATGTTGCATCTGATTTTCATATTGAAGGTTCTATGGATGGTAAAAATTGGGTTATGATTGGTTCATCTCTTGATGACGATATTACTCCTAATGTAGCAGGCGTTCAACTATATACGGTTGATTTGTCTGATTATACATTACCATGGTATAGATTAGTAAATAATGATGGTACTGACGACCAAACAACTATCAAGATTATTTTCTTGGTATCTGGAATAAATTCTGAGTATACTGAAGGTTTAGGCCTTGATGATGCTGACGATTCATTCATTGGTGGTATAGGTGCTGACCCATCATAGTAAGTGGTTAGTTTAACAATCGTAGGGGGAGCTTCGGCTCCCTCTACATAAATTTAAGGAGATAAAATGAGCGAGTTAACAATAACGCATAATAGCATAGCTCAAACAGCAAAAGCAGGAGCTAGTGTAAAAGGCGGAGTTATAGCTAGAGTTACACCTACTGTTATTGCAGGTACAACAGAAAATAATGATGTGATGTTTAATGCAACAGAAATTCCTAATGCAGTATTAGAACGTGGAGGTGTTTCTAAGTTAGTAGGTATTACTATAATTGACAAAGACAATGAACAGCATGATATGGATTTAATTTTTATGCAAGTTCAAACAAATTTTGGTACAGCTGGGTCAGCATCATCTATAACACGTGCAAATCTTGTAGCATCTAAAGTAATAGGTTCTCTTCCAGTAGATTTTTCAGACAGTACATCAGTAATTGCATTAAATTCAGGTAGTGCATGTGTTTATACAGCTTCAAGTTTATTAAGAGGTGCTACAAGCGCTAGTACTGATACATTACCTATTCTTTTACAAGCAGAAAGTAATTCAACAAGTGTATATTTTACAGCACTTGTAAGAGAAGAAGCTGATTATGCTGCAGTTGATGATTTAGAATTTGTATTTCATATTGAGTATATGGATTAATGGCTACACCAGGCGCATCAATAGCAGATAGAATTACAGACTTAATAGGCTCTGAGTATGCTACTATACCTAGTTTAAGTTATATAGATTTAATTAATGCAGCTTTTAATGAAGTTGCAGATACTATTAATGAGGATTTATTAATTAAATATTCTGCAGCATCACAAGCGGTTACTAGTGCTAGTTCAGGAACTGAAGGAAGCGGCTTTTCTATAGAAGATAAAAAGGTTTTAAAAGTAACTAGAGTAGATGCTAATAGTAATGGAATAGAAAGGGTCCT